TAAGATATGCAATCACACCCAACAATTAAAGCACCTTTATCAAACTAAAAAAATATAAGTTATGGAAAATTTACAAATCAAAATTACAATCACCGATGGTGAAAAAGAAGCAAACGCGACAATTGGTCTTAATGAATATCAATCAATAAAAGAAATGCATGGTATCAGTATGCTGGATGAACAGGTGGATATTTTATTAGAGCAGATTAAAAAATCAATCACACTCAACAATTAAAGCACCTTTATCAAATTAAGTTATGAAAAAACCAGACAACGTTGCTGATAACCCAAGTTTGCTACCTTATGCTAGCAACGTTGGTGCACCTGCTATAGTGGTAGAAGATATTAAACATTGGAAGCAAACTCGCGTTACTAATGTTAACAAGCAATTTCTATCTAAGTTTGAAGAACTAAAGCAGGAGTATCAAAAACTAATTGATGAATACAAATGGAATGATCTTGTATACAAATCAAAGTTTAGCTTCGAACCAGTAATTAACGAAACGTATCATTTATACAGTAGAGATAATGGCGAATTATTTTTATCTTTAATCGAGTCAAACAGATGGACACAAAACTATATAGCAAGTTTTAAATATAATCACGATAACAAATGGATAAAAATATAAAAAAATATTTTATTATAGCATTTGCGGCGTTTATTCTAGAAACAGCATCAACTATGTATATTGCAACAGTTGCAGATCGTAGCATCACAATGCTGTTTTGGGCATTTATTGGTCCGTTTTTAGGTTTACCATTTGTAGGTTATATGGTTGAATCAAAAACATGGGTTGAACGAATTAAAATGGCTTTAGCATCTGCTATAGGTTATACAATAGGAGCAACAGTTATTTATCTTTTAAATATTTAAAATGCTATACAAATTAAGATATAAATTATTAAAATATATACTTTAAAAATTACCGCAATGCAAAAATAGCTCGTTATAAACGAATATATCTTGAATACAAAAATGCTACTGGACAAGAAATTTGGGAAGGAGTTAGAGATAATTTTATTTGGGGATTTTTAGGTTCTACTCTTGTAGTATTCACTACTACAGAAATGGATTTAGCTGTTTTAATAGCTTATTTAGCATATTATTTTTATGTAGGTAGAATTGTAAATAGACCAAAATATGTAACTGAATTAGGTAAATTAATAGTTTTTCCAATTCCAACAACTTTAGGTGCATTTTCTGGTTACAAATTAAGTTATTTTTTAACTCAACTTTTTTAAAATATTTGGCTTTTAAAGATTAATTTCTTATATTTAAAGTATAAAATAAAAATTATGACATTTAAAACAAAAACAAAAGCCCAATTTAAATTATTTTTAAGATGTTTAGGTCTTCTTTGTAAGCAACCTAAAAAAATAACTAGAACTCTTAAAATTTCTCATACTCTTAACCCGGATGGAACAATAACAGTATACCATCAACCTATATTTTCTCTGCCAGAAAATACCTATGGAATTGAATCTGAAATCCATGTGTTTTTAGAAGAAAAAAAATCAGTTAATCCAGGCTGTAAATTTGATACAAATGCAAAAACATGTGTTTGTGGAAAAACGTTAGAAACGTTTGTAGCAGGTCAATGCCTTAATCAAAAGTAATCCCAAAAATAAGTTATATGAAAACAGTTGTGAACAAAGAACAAGTAATCGCAGTTACTAAAAAAGCATTTAGTTATGCAGTTATAGCAGGAGCTCTAGGAGCGGGATTTATAATAGGAAGATTTACTCAAACATATCCACCTGCAGAAGAAGTTAACCCATATCAAAGCATTCATTCAATTAAAAATGTTTCAATAGCAGTAAACGAAAGTAATGAATTGATGTTAATAGACCGAAATACAGGAAAATACCAAATGTATTCAGATTCTATTGGTATGGCAATTTTTAAAATGTATTCAAACCGAATTTACCAAAACGCTGGTTCGAATGAGTAAATTGAAGTTTTTAGGTATAGCTGCTATTTCCTTAGCAGCTGTATCTTCCCTTAGGTTTGATCCACCTAAGGAAGTTAAACAATCCCTGCGAGATATGTCTCCGGTAAAATCAACGGATCCACCTTGTTTGCAAATGTACTACTACATTGAAAAATATGCTGACAGTTTTAACATACCAAAACGATATGCTTATGGAATTGCATTTGCAGAAACAAGATATAAAGGACCATTTCATTGGAACTACAACCCAGCACAAACATCTTGTGTAGGCGCAGAAGGACCAATGCAAATTATGTTGTCTACAGCTCATGGAAACAATAAAGATAACGTTTCTCGCGAACGTTTACGAACAGATATTGAATATAATGTTAGAACTTCAATGAAATTGCTTCGTAAACTGCACAACATGTATAGAAATTGGAAACTTGTATTCGGTTGCTACAACACAGGAAGACCTTGTGTAAATGGATACGCAGAAAATGTATATAATCACAAAATTAATTGGAAATGAAAAAAGTAGTTTGTATAAATGACAGAAAGCAACCTGAAGGAGGAGAACTTGTTAAAGGTAGAGAATATGAGGTAGAAAAAGAATTTATAAATAACTATGAGCAAAAAGTTTTTATTATAGCAGGTATTAATAATTATGGAATGACTAAACTTGGAATGCGCTGGTATGGTTATGATGCAAATAGATTTGCAGATTTAGATGCCTTAGTAACAGAATCTTATGAACACGCTTATGCTTACAACTAATATGAAAAAAATAAAAATATCACACGAAGTACCATTTTGTTTACTTGAAAAAAGTAGAGAATTTAACGACTACGACTATTGTTTACCCCATTTAATGGACGAAAACGAAGAATATCGCAATTTCTTCTATGAATCAAAGAAAATGGGACGCTGTATTGTAATGGATAATTCACTCCATGAACTAGGAGAAGCATATAATATAAACCGTTTAATATACTGGATAAATAAAATTAAACCAGATGAATTTATTGTGCCTGATGTTTGGGAAGATATGAAATTATCAATTAAAAATGCAAAAGAATGGGCAAGAATTGAATTACCTGAAGGAATAACAAAAGTTGCTGTAGTACAAGCAAAAAATGTGTGGGAAGCTGAGTATTGTGTACAAACTTATAAAATTTGGGGGTATAATAAAATAGCATTTCCATATGGTGCACTATATTACAATGTAATTTGTCCACACCCTAATAAAGACTTAGGTAAAGCAATTGGACGTTATATGATTGTTCACAAGTTATACAACAATAAAACATTAACCATGTTTGATCGCGTACATTTACTTGGAACCTCATCTCCTATTGAATTTGGAATGTATAAAGATATTAAATGTATCGAATCAATTGATACTTCAAATCCAATCATGGCTGCAATTGGTGAAATGCCCTATACAAAAATGGGATTGCACATGAAACCGATTGCTAACATGAACAAATACCAAGATGTAAGTATTGACTTTGTCAACGAAGATCTTGTAGAATTTAACGTTGAAATGTTTAAAAAAATAAATGAATTATAAAATGGAATATTTAAGTTTATACGATTATCTAGGTAAAGCCGCAGGTGAACAATTAGGTTTAGACGTATCTATAACTGCTAAACAAGCAGGAATTAAAATTGGAAAAAAACAAGTTTCAAACTCAAAATACACAGGTGAAGTCCAAATGTATCCTAAAGACTTTCTTGAGTGGTACTTTAAAGAACCAGATTCTATTCATATGGAAGATTTACCTGGGCAAATTAATACTAATATTGACGATGATGATTTACCTTTTTAATTATGGACAAATTAACAAAAGAAGAATTTGAAAAATATCGTGAAATTTGGAAATCTGAATGGTACGATCATTGGAGACTCTTGGATATTGACTTTGAAGTTTATATGTTGATGAGAGGATTAACTAAAGAACAATTTAAAAAATTAAATAACGACGAACTATGGAAAGGAATGTGGTAATATCTTTATCTGGAGGAATGGACTCTAGTACACTTTTGTTACGTTGTCTAAGAGAATATGACACAGTAACAGCAATTTCATTTGACTACGGTCAAAAACATCGAGTTGAGCTTGAACGTGCTCAATCATTAGTAAATTATCTAAATGATAAGGCTGATGAAACTAAATATAAAACTGATACAACAGAAGTTATATTACATCATTTCCCTAAAATTAAATACCGAGTAATTAAATTAGATGGTTTAACTGATTTACTTAACTCAGCACTTGTAACAGGTGGAGATGAAGTACCTGAAGGACATTATGCTGAAGAAAACATGAAAGCAACAGTTGTTCCAAACCGAAACAAAATATTTGCTTCTATTGTTCAAGCAGTAGCACTTTCAATTGCAGATAAAACAGGTGAACAATGTGACATTGCACTTGGAATACATGCAGGTGACCATGCAATCTATCCAGATTGCCGCCAAGAATTTAGAGATGCAGATGATGCAGCATTTAGAATTGGTAATTGGGGTTCTGAAAAGGTAGGTTATTTTACACCATACCTTGAAGGTGATAAATTTACTATCTTACAAGATGGAGAAAAATTATGTGAAGCATTAGGTTTAGATTTTTATGAAGTATACAGACGTACAAATACTTCATATAAACCAATCTATCACGAAATGGCATATGAAGATGGAGCCGACATCATTGAAGTAAAAGAATGGTTTTCTGATTATAAATCAGCAAGTTCCGTGGAGCGTGTAGAAGCCTTTATTAAATTAGGACGTCCTGATCCTGCACCTTATGCAGATGAAGAAGGACCTGTAACATGGGAATATGTAGTAAAAGAAGTATCTAAAGTACTAGCAAGTCATGAAGGATAGTTGTATTATAGATTGGGAATTACATCAAAAAGTTATGGCAAAGAAAAAAACAATTAAAGTTTGTACTGGAGTAGGGTTAGATCAAATCACACCCGAATACATTACAATTTATCTTTCTGATATTGACACAGAAATTAAAAAACGAGGACGTAAACCAAAAAATGATAAACAAAATGGAAACATTTAAATCAACAAAACTATTTGACGGATTCAGTACATGTTTCCGTCAATGGAGAGCAGAAGACACTCATTGTAAATTTTTACATGGATATGCAGTGTCATTTAGAGTATGGTTCAAAGGTGAATTAGACGAGCGTAATTGGGTATGGGACTTTGGAGGTATGAAACGTGCTAAAGGAACTATTGGTGGTATGAATCCTAAAGCATGGATGGATCACATGTTTGATCATACTACAATTATAGCAGAAGATGATCCATATTTGGAACAATTTAAAGAAATGCATAGTAATGGTCTTATTCAATTACGAATTATACCTGCTACTGGAGCCGAACAATTTGCAAAGTATTTATATTCAAAATTAAATACATTTTTAGTAGAAGAAACTAATGGTCGAGTACAAGTAGCAAAAGTAGAAGTATATGAAAACGAACGAAATTCAGCAAGTTATGGAGAATAGTTATTACACGACAACCACCACTTTTGGTGATATTAAATTTACATATACAATAACAAAATAGCGACTTTAGCATATTTTTTCCATATGTATAATCATGGATCGCACCAAAATATATTATCTACATTATGGAGACAACATACCAATTTATGTAAGAAAGACCGTAAGAATTAAAGGTAGAATAGGAGCCCATAGAGCTAAATTTGGTCAAAATATAATTCTAGAAGTTATAGATGATATATTAACATCCGAATGGAAATTTTGGGAAAACTATTGGATAGAACAGTTTAAACAATGGGGTTTTAAACTAGAAAATAAAAATAATGGTGGGGGTGGAATGACTCATTTTATTTCTTCCCCTGAACGTGGATTAAAGATTAGCATGGCTAACAAAGGAAAAACCAAATCACATAAAGGAAAATCATTTACCGAAGAACATAAACAAAAAATCAAAGCAACACGAAACTTCCTTAAATTTAGACAAAATATATGGCAATTACTCCCAGTAGCTCAATATGATTTAAATGGAAATTTTATAAGATACTTTGATTCCCAAAAAGAAGCCACTATATTTATAGAAGCTAAAGGAGATGGTGTTGGTATGTGCTGTAGAGGAAAACAAAAATCTGCTTATGGTTATATATGGAAATTTAAAAACAAATAAAAATTAAATAAAATGAAAGAAATACTCTATTTCTCAAGCACATGGTGCCAACCATGTAAAAATTTTAAACCGATTATGGAACGTGTAGGACAAACAATCCCCGTTGCATTTATTGATGTAGATGCAAATCCTAGTATGACCGCAGCTTATGGTATAAAAAGTGTTCCTACGCTTGTATTTTTAAAAGACGGGCAAGTTGCTCAAAAACAATCTGGAGTTTTATCTGAATCACAAGTAAAAGATTTATGGAATCAAAATTAGGGTAAAAGACAGAAAAGATGCATATGTATAATAAACAAATATGCATCATATGAAAACTTGTAACAAATGTAAAGAAACCCTAGAATACGATAAATTTGCTAAAAATCGTACCAAAAAAGATGGATATGAAAATTACTGCAAATCTTGCAAAAATACATACAATAAATCTAATTACGGAGATAAATTTACAAAGTTGTATTTAAAAAAAGGAGGTTATGGTATTTACAAAATGGTTAATTTAGAGACTGGAGAATATTATATTGGAAAAGGATGGTTAAATGAAAGAAAAGTTGATCATTTTACTAAACTTAAATCTGGTAAACATTCAAATCCATACCTACAAAAATCTTATCTCTCTTCCCTACAATTTGAATTCCAGGTTATAGAAAAATGTGAACCTGAATTTGGAAGTTTAAAGGAAAGAACGTACATTATAGAAGCATTTTTAAAAGAAGAAAATAAATTATTAAATCAACACGTTACATTAAGATGGGACAAATTCCAAGAATGACCGAAGCCGAAAAGGCAAAAACACAAGCAATTATTGAACTTTACCGTTGCGTACAATCTGAAGGGAGTAGATTTGGTCGACCTACTATAGCAGTTCGTACAACAGGCTGTACTCACCGTTGTTATTTTGGTGAAGGGGGATGGTGCGATTCTTTCTACACTTCCATTCACCCAGAGAAAGCTCAATTTAGCTTTAACGATATTATTAAAATATACGATGAAAACCCCCATATTAAGGAGATGATGCTTACCGGCGGAAGTCCTACAATGTGGCCCAAACTTGTAAACGAATTGACACATTTTGCAAATGAAAGAAAAATTTTTATCACTATTGAAACGGAAGGTTCACATTTTCTCGAAACCGATTACCCTATTAACCTTATTTCATTATCTCCTAAATTTAGTAATAGCATTCCTGTTGTGGGCAAACTTACGCCTGCTGGGGCTGTTGTAGACCAAAAAATGATTGATCAACATAATAAATTTAGATTAAAACATAATGCTATAGAGCAAACATTAAAATACCATTCAGATTATCATTACAAACCAGTATGGGATGGTACCAAAGAAAATTTAAATGAAATTGAAATATTTAGGGCATCACATAAAATCCCAAAAGATAAAACCTATATTATGCCAGCAGGAGACACAAGAGAGGAATTAATTAAAATGTATCCACTTGTATTTGAAATGTGTGCTGAAAAAGGATATAATATGACAGGACGTGACCACATCATTGCTTTCGACACAAGACGCATGGTCTGATTACAATCTCGTATAAGGAGTTTGATTTTGCAATATGTATAATAAAACAACATATGGCTAAACATACTTATACTTGTGGTTATTGTAAAAATGACTTTACTAGAAATTACATAATATCTAAACCAAGAAATGGGGCTGAAAAACATAAAACATACTGTTCAAAAGAATGTAGAGTAAATGAACGAGCAAAAGAAAGAACATATAAAGAATGTTTAAATTGTAAAACCCTATATTATTACCATAAAAGTCTAGAAAATAAATTTTGTTCTAATTTATGTAAAGGAGAATGGTATGTTAATCATTCAAAAGATCTTGGTTTAGCAGAGCGAGCCTCCCATATGAGAAAAAGTTGGAGTGAAGAATCTTGGAAAAAAGGTTTGGAAACTCGAAAGAAAAATGGTAATATTATAGAAAATTATAGCTGGAAACAATATTGGAAACGATGTGATTATTTAACACAAAAAATTCGAAAGCAAATGCTTGAAATTTGGGATGGATATGATTACATAGATGGAGAATATATAAAAGATAATTTAAAATTCCATTACAGTGACAAAAACTACCCTACATTAGACCATGTTAAACCTAGATCACAATGTTTTAAAGAAGGACTTTCCCCATATGAAGCAACCACATCAGAAAATTTAAAATGGACTAAACGAGTAAACAATAGTAAAAAACATAATAAATAAATGTAATGGAAAAACTTCATATTACCTGGGAAGAAATAGAAGAGCTAGTTGATCTTTTAGCCAAACAAATAGCTAACTCAGAAAAACAAATTGATTATATATTTGGATTACAACGTGGAGGACTTATTCCAGCGGTTTTACTTTCACATAAGTTAGGTATTCCAATGACAAAAGATCCAACTTTACCTCATGTTTTAGTAGTAGATGATATTTGTGATAGTGGGGAAACATTCCATGAATTTTCCCTTACATATCCAAATTCAATATTTGCCTGCTTACATTTTAAACCTTACACATCTTCTTTTACTCCAGACTTTGCAACAAATAAATTCTTTTCAGATGCTTGGATTGTTTATCCATGGGAAAAAATAGATTCAAAAACAATTCAAGATTATAAAATCTAAATATTTTAAAAAAAAGTTTATATTTTTATTATATATTATAAAAGTTAATATATTTATAATAAAACTAAATTTTTAATAATATGGCCCAGCAAAGTAAATCTACTCTCCAATCAGCTATTAATACTTTATTAGCTGATAATATATCACAAGCTATCTCTGCAGCAGATGTAAGAGATAACCTAATTAATATAACTGATAGTCTCTTGTTTAATACAGGATCTTCTCAATCAATTACTGGGTCTTTAATAGTTACTGCAGGAATTACCGGTTCATTGCAAGGAACAGCAACAACTGCTTCATATGTAACATTAGCTCAAACCGCTTCATATGTAGAAAATGCTCAAACCGCTTCATATGTAGAAAATGCTCAAACGGCTTCATATGTAACATTAGCTCAAACTGCCTCATATATAACAACTGCTCAAACTGCCTCATTTGTAACAGCATCTAATGTTTATGGACCATATGGTTCAAATAGTGTTATATCTTCTTCTCATTCTATTACTGCTTCAACTGCTAATACTATAAGAGTTAATAATATTAGTGGAACTGCTATTATTTACCCAACATTAGCTATTAATGCTGGAAGTAATCAATCAATAAATGTAAAGACATCTAATCTAAACTTTAATCTAACAAATGACCAATTATTTGCCACTTCAATTTCAAGTTCATTTACTGGTTCACTTTTAGGTACTGCCGCTACAGCTTCATATGTTAATCCACTCACACAAGATGTAATAATCACAGGATCTATACTTGCATCTGGGTCTATAGGTGGTATCGACACATTAGGTACAATTGGTGGTGGTAAACCAGTTTTATTTGATACCAATGGTACGGTTCGAGTTCAATGGTATAATGGTGCATTGTTTGATTCTAGTGGAAATGGATCAATAAATTGGAGTTCTAGAACAGCATATGATTCTAATGTAAGTGAATCAATAAATTGGGACGGTAGAGAAGCTTACGATAGCACTGGAACTCCATCAATAAATTGGGAAAACAGACGAGCTTATGACTCTAACGTAAGTGAATCACTAGATTGGGGAAATAGAAGAACTTATGACTCTAACGTAAGTGAATCACTAGATTGGGGAAATAGAAGAACTTATGATATGGTTGGTAATCCATCACTACGTTGGGACAATAGAACAGCATATGATTCTAATGTAAGTGAATCACTAGATTGGGGAAATAGACAAGCTTACGATAGCGTTGGAAATGTATCACTAGATTGGGACGCTAGAAGAGCTGAGGATTCAAATACAAGTGCATCAATAGATTGGAATAACAGATTAACGTTTGATATTTTTACAAGTCAATCAATAGATTGGTATAGCAGATATCTTTATGACATTAATGAAACCCCATCAATACGTTGGAATGCAAGAATAGCACATGATTCTAATGCAAGTCAATCAATAAATTGGGGATCTAGACAACTTTATGATCAAAATGGAACACAAACAGCTGATTTTTCAGTATTATTTGCTCTTATACCCCAACATCCACTCCCATCAGGAGCCACTGTACTCACAGGATCATTTGCTGTATCTTCAAGCACCCCAGCAAAACCATATTTTTGGGATGGATCAGTTTGGCAAGCTTTATATTAATATAAAAAATAAACAATTTATTTAAAAAAACTAGGCCCCTTAAAGGGGCCTTCTTACATTTATGTAAAATAAAATATATGAAAAACACAACTTATGAATGGTTAGGTGATGAAGGTTCATTACCATATAAA